TTCGTGATAGTAATATGTTCCTAACATTAGAATGTACCAAATGGATTAGACTCCGCAAAATCAATGATTGCATCTGCTTCAGTTTCAAACTCGTCGTTATCGCTGTAACTATCATATATATCTCTATCATCATATTCACGAATATTATATCCGGTAAATGATGTGCTTCCAAATGATATTGTTTTGTTGTCACCACTAGTGTTAATACTCTTTTCACTCATATAAACATAACCATAATTACCGATTGAATGAACGGTAACTCCTGCACCAATAAATCCGGTTACGACACCAACTGAATCTCCAACATTTACATTTGATGTATTACCTGAACCTATACTTAAAAGAGTTGATCCAGCAGAGACATATGCTGACCTTGTATAACGACTTACATGCTCAGTTTTATATAATCTCTCTCCTGTGTTATTGAGACCAATTTGAATTCTAAGTTCTTCTCCCGGAGTAAATCCAAAAACAGTTGTTCCTATTCCAACATTAGATACTTTAAGAACTTTTGTATCTGCATCCCATTCTTTTACTCTTGCCTCAGTAAGTGAATTTTGACCAACAACCAAATCATTTAACTCAAAATTACCACGACCAGTAATAACATTTGGATTTCCAATCGTTACATCAGGAGGATTTACGTATCCTTGACCGGGATCAACTATTCTAATGCCAGATACTTGTGCATTGTTATTAATTGTCGCAACCGCTTTAGCAGTTTTTCCACCTATACCTGCAGGACTTGAAACTGTAACTTGTGGAATTGTTGTATATCCAGTTCCTTCATCAGTAATAGTAGATTGTATGACACCTCTTGACAAGCTATTAATAGTGCATGTGGCAATCGCACCACTTCCTCCACCACCTACAATATTAATATCAGGTGCCTGTGAATATCCAGCACCAGCATTTGTTAAAATAATCTCTTTAATGGAATGAACACCACCTATACTTGTTGTAATCGCAACAGCAGAAGCATTCACTCCTGCACCGTCCCTAGAAGTCGATATAAACACTGTTGGGGTTGATGTATACCCTGTACCGTCGTTTAAGACCGTCACAGACCTTATATAACCCTTTCCGCTTATCACAGGTGATAATTGTGCAGATGCAGTTGCAGTTCTTCCTGTACCAACAAGATTAAGAGTGGTGATAAATCCTTGATCTTGAACCTGTGTATCAATTTCCTGAATTGAAGTATCAATAATCTCATCTTCATATTCAAAGAGTTCACATTGAAGTTCGTATGTGTAATTTTTTTGAAGTTGATAAAAAGGTTTTTCATGCTCAACAAACTTTACTTCAAATAATCTTTGACCTAGAGGAAAATAAACTAAATCACCCTCACGCGGCCTTGATCCTAATTCATAGTCATCTGGATCTAAAAATGGAGCGATAAAATCTTCAAATCTCTCTCTTGATATTGTAAGTGTAACCTCATCACGTAAACTCACTCCAAATTTTGTCATTACATCACCAGCACCTGAATACCCCTCATAAGTATTCAAGTAGGCCTCAATACTAAAATTATCATCAAATCTGGATGATTGCACCTCTTCGATGATTGTTTGTTTATTTACAAATTTTCTTGGTATGTAAGTAACCTCTAACCCATAAATTTGCAACTGCTCATTTATGAGATTTTGAACTAATCTCTGTTCATCTTGGGATCCTTGTAGAAAAAACGGATTTAATGCCATACATATTACCCGATAAAATCAAGAGGAGGTAATTCATACTCCTCTTTAAGTTTTTGTAAGGCAAATTCAACATCCCTCATTCCATCCTCATATATTTCTCTACCATTCAATTCCAATCCACCGGGAAGTTTTGTTCCTCTAAATTTAATCAAATTCTGACCCCATTGTCTTTTTAACAATGCAGTAAAATACATTTTTAAGAACATATCATTGTAAATATCCTGATACTGATTTGGATCTAATACTCTAAGACAATCGATGACAATAAAATCACCCTCTTTCAAAGAGTCATAATTGATATCAATATATAATCTATTCTGTTGTTTATTAAATCTTATTTGTCTTTCCGGTGTTAATAAGAAATCTATATCCTCTAAGTAACTCTTAACCATTGAGTATTGAAGAAGTTCAACTGAGTTAAAATAATATAGATCATTTAAAAATAATTGATATTTGATACTAAACATTCCTCCAGATATTGAACTAGAGTCAAATTTAAAAATCTGTTGAATTCCAATTACAGCATCTGGTACTTGAATAAAGTTTGAGTTCTCTGTGAACACTGAGGTTGTTGTTCCATAACCAGTGATACTTGTAGAAACACCAGTTGTAGTTACGATACCAGTAGTTGTAGTAGAACTAGCACCTTGATTAGCCTTTCCTCTATCTATTTCATCCTGCGTAAATCTATGTTTGAGATACATTCTCTCAACACCATCAAAGTGTCTTTGTTGAAAGAACTGAATGGCATCATCAAGTAAATCTTCTACTTGTTCATCGGCAACATTAATCTCTAGCACAGGAGCACCAAGTCTCCTTTTTGCATAGTTAATTAATGCTCCTCGTGAATTTACTGAATGTCCAACCATTACTCTGCTTCAACCTCTGATGCTAAGTTTTCGTATTTTTCTTGCCATTCAAGTGCCTGTTGGGCTAACTTTGTTTTTTCATCATTAAAGTCAGTTAATACTGTTGTCAATTTTGCTTCCAAAAGAATATTTTGGTTTGTTAATGTAGAAATTTTTTGATTATAAATTTTAATCAAAGTGTTCACATCTACGTCATTATTTTGCATGTTCATGATTTTAGATAATTAGAAGACTCCTCCATCTATGGTTGTTGTCCAAACGGGTTTGTCTGTGTAAACTACAGTTGGTGCAGAACTAGGTGTAATACTAGTTGTAGTTCCATTCTTAAATAGATCTGCTGAGTTAGTGAATGTTCCTTGAACACCAATCAATGTAATTGATGTGGTGTTTGACGTTGTTTTTACAACACCCTGTTGAGATCCACCTGCCTGTGTGATTCTATCACCAGCAGTTACAGATAATGCACTTGGTAATGGAATCGTAACCTCAGTTACTGCTGTCAATACCTGTGTTGAGGTAAATGTAGCAGCACTTGGTGCATCAGATGATTTTTGTAAACCGTCACTATCAAAGTATACTATACCATGAGTTGAAAAGTCACCTGTTTGATAATAGATACCTTTAATATCTAAGTTACCTCTGACTCCAGTAACAACTTCGTTAGTAACAGTTGCATCAGGAATATATGTAAAGGCTCTTGCTGGAGCACCACTATTTTGACCTGTGCTATCGTTATATCCAAAGAAACCTATTTTATTATTAGCAACTCCAGTGCTTGTATTATAGTTGAAAGAAATACCACGATCAGTGTTGGTATCTTTCGCATGAGTGATGGTTAACTGAGCAGTGGTTGAAATACCTGCAGTGACGTTTGCACTTAAGGTTATTACTTTTGCACCACTGTTTATCGAACTAATTGTTGTATTATTAGGAATACTTGTCCCTGCAACTACGTCAGCAACTTGTAATCCAGTGATTGAATCGACTGTGATTGTGTTTGCACCACTAGAAACAGTGGCCATAACTGATCTAACACTTGTTACATCACCAACACGCATGATTGGATCATTAACTGTAACATTAGTTGAGTTAACTGCTGTGGTGGTACCATCAACTTGTAAGTTACCTTTGATGATAACATCACCTTCATTACTCGTTCCACTTGGGAATGGATCAATGAAGATCTGATTTCCTCCACCTGCTAATGTTTCAATCTTATTTGAGTGAATACCAATATTACCCACAGTCAATGCAGCATCAGGAGGTAATATTATTCCACCAATGAATGTACCCACACCAGCAACATTTAAATCACCACCAATATTGACATTCTTCTCTACACCAAGTCCACCCTCAGTGACTATAGATCCAGTATCTTTATTATTTGATTGAGTAGGATCTTGTATGGTAAGTGCCACAGTATTACCGTATACCCAGTCTGCACCCGATACCTGTATCTTATCTGTACCATTCTCATCATATTCTATCTTAGCATCTTTACTTGTACCAAATGTCAAGAATGTGTCATCAGGAATGACTATCTCACCACTACCATTTGGATCAATGTTTATATCTGCGTCTGTTGTCTGCGAAGATAAAGTATTACCATCTAGTCTTAAATCGTCTACATTCCACTGATCAACCTTTCTATTTTGATCTACTATTGCTACAAAACCATTTGATGCAGCAGCAGGGTTAGTTGTTCCTGCAACTAATCCGGGGGCATGTGCCATCAAATCAGTGTAATATTTACCACCAATAACATCTATATTACTAGGAGATGCATCATCACCTATAAACAGTCTTTCACCCTTATTGGCTTGGGTTCCAGCACCAATTGTTATTGCTAATTCACCGAAGTTTAGACTTGACGGGGCAGTTGCACCAGTCGATCTTTTTACTCGTATTATACTTGCCATTTAGAAGTTTCCTCCATTGATATCCAAATTTTGTACCGCACCGGGTGTAAGTTCAAGAGTCCCAGTCCATTTAGTTGTCGAGGCATCATATACAAGAACCATACCATTTTGAGGATTGGTAATTGATACGTCAGATAAACCAGCTAAGGTTCCACTAACATTTCCTGCCAAAGACGAAACGACTTTGACTGCATTTTGCGTACCAACTCTAACTTTAATGGGATCGGACATGTACCTCCTTAATTAATCCTCCCTAGTGCATGCTCCACGCACTAAAACAGAACCTTCAACCACTCTTGTCACTTCACCTGCTGTATCTTTAAGAAGAACGTCATACTGATATCTTCCGGGATTTAGTTGACCAGTGATAGCACTAGTTAATCCCACTTGAATAATACCTGCATTAGCATCAGTAATAGAGCATGTAAACGTTGCAGCAGTTCCTATACTAGAAAAATGTTTTCTCATTTTACTAGTAACTTTGAAACCAGAAATTTGAAGGGCTGAGTTTGATGAAACATTCTCAAGTTCAAATTTTTGTGTGAACGTTGACCCTTGGTTGATTACTAGGTTGCTGACATATACTGCTGCCATCTAACAATAATAATGATGATCTATGATTTATTTATACTATTTTTCTTTATCAATTCACCAAGGAGTGATTTGATTTCATCTATTTCAGATCTCAACCTTTCAATCTCAGATTTTTGTGATTGATTCCGGTTCTTTGACTTTTTGTACTGAGCGTATCCGGTGGTATCACAATTAATGATAGCACCAGATTTTTGATCTCTATAAAGATTTTTGTGACCCTCAACTCTTATCATGCTAATGCGATTACTCTTAAATCTTTAAATACAGGAGCCTCTGCCTCATTTGTTCCACTTATATCAATCTTAATTTGGAATCCAGTAAACTCTGCAAGATCATCAATACTAAATTGATATTCAATAAATTCACCATCAACACTAGCAGGTGTTAATGCATCTGGTCTACCACTATTTTTAGAAACATCTACAACTAAATCACCAAATCCGTCACCATCAGAATCGGTAAGATTGTCAAAACCGGGGAATAAATTGAATGATTGATCAACACCCTCAGAATCTTGTCTGAATAATTTATAAAGAACACGGAAGTCAGCAGAGTTTCTACGATCAGAACTTACAAGAACTTTTAATGATGTAGCAGGTTGTTTAATATCAACTCTATTTGATATATAAACTGCTGCATGGGGATCATTATTTAATTTAATTCTATCATCAAGCACATAATCAGTTACAGGTTTATTCAATCTATTTCTGACATAGATTACGGTTCCGTTCATAGTATCTACAGCAGGAGATAAATTTTCATCCTCAGTTGTAAATCTCATTGATAAAGTACTGGATCTACTCTTTGGTAAATCTGTTAGTCTACCAATTTCATTTTGTGATGAACATATTAATCTAGTTGATGTTAATGGATTTATCTTATTCAATTCAATATCCTCAAATCCTTGATCAAGGAATGACACTTCATTTCCTCCAGCACTTGTTCCACTCACAGATCTTAATTGTGAACTAATATTTGTTTGTGAAGGTTGAAGTGTATTGAATACAGGATAAATGGAATTAAATTGAATATTCTTAGATGCGTGAATATTTGAACCACCACCTGATCTTTCATCAGTGAAACTAGCCTGACTATCACCACTTGATCTATTTTGTAAATTTGGTCTACCTGCACCTCTGGATATTTCAAGATAGTAATTATCAATATCCTTTTTAGACTGAAGTAAGTCTGTATTTGGCATATTATGTGCTGTATTAATACCAGTCAAAGAAAGTCCGTTAAATTCATATTTACGCATAATACTATTTACTGCATGAGTTGTTATTAATGATCCATCCACACCTCTTTGACCTATTCCAAGTGATGTATTTGTAATTGAATCATAGTAAATAATTTCGCTATTTAATTTAACATAACCAGTAGATGTTGTTATTCCTTCAAATGTTGCAAATTCTGATGTATTTGCAGCACCAACAACTATGGAAGAATCTTGTAGACCAACAAATGCCTCAATTTTAATTGGTTGTGTGGTGGGTTCTACATTCGATAATTCAATAATATTATTATCAGCAGTCATTCCATGATTGTAATGAGTAACTTCAAGAACGTTTCCAGAATGTAAATCATCTAATAGTGATGATGATGTGATATTTGTATTAGCATAAGCAACTGCAGTTCCAGAATCATCATAAACAACTAAGTCTTGACCAGCAGTAAATGCCTCACCCTGTACATTTGTAAGATATAAAGTATCAGTTCCTGTTATTGTGTTAATTGTAATTTGTGCATTTCCACCTCTCACCATATTTGATGTGGTTAAACCAACTACATCTCCAACTGCATATCCATTTCCTGCATTTTGGACACTTATAGAGTTGACTATACCACCTGATATCTGTACCTGTGCTGTTGCTCCTGATCCATTACCAGTTATAGCAAATAGTGGAACTTGAGTAAAGTTTCCATTTGAATAACCGATACCTACATTTGATATTGCAAAAGCACTGACTGGGCCACCCACTGACTCAATGAATCCAAATGGGCCAGGTTGAGTTCCTTCACTTACCTTTCTACCACTATCAAATGATTGAGCAGCAGGAAGAGATGCAGTAATATTATCAATACCAACTTTTAACTTACGTGGAAGTACTTTTACACCATTATCAGACAAGTTAGGAACTTGATCACTTTCATAATCTACAAGGGGATTATAGAAGAATGCTGATGCATCTGTTGATGTAAACTTTGCTTTGTATAGTTTAATCTTCATATCTTCAAACTGGCTTGGTGTCCAAATTGAACCATTCTGTGATTTAAATAAACTACCACCAATATACTGTTGAGATATGACAACACTTTCTGAATCAGGTAGTGATTGAGTATCAATTGTTGCTTCACCCATACGAGCAATCCATGCTTCATAATTATTTGTGGTTGGAGCAAGTAAAACAATGCAATATTGTGTGCCACCTTCAAGGAATATTGGTGATGGGAATTTAACATTAGTCGCAGCAGATGCATCGTCAGATATATTAACTTGTGATGGGTCAAGAACAACTTCTCCAAATTCCTGCACACGAATCAATGTTGGTGTTCCTAATTCCATAGTTCTAACCTGAACAGTTAGTTTTTCCTTAACATCTTTACTTCTCATGAAGATGTCAACAGAAGTTAGGAAACAACCTGTCTCATCCACAGTAAATGATTGTGCTAGAGGGTCTCCATCGTCCTCTGGCATATTATGGAATACGTTTGTAATATTAATAATTACGGGGATTGGAGGTGGTGGTAACTCTCTAATACCTATCGTTGTTTGTGAAAATGTATCTACAATACCACTTGTACTATATACTGCCTGAACACTACTTACTGCTGCTGTTCCGGGGAATGCAGTTGCGTTTGTTTCACTAGAAGTAAGTTTAAATGACTTATCTCCATTTGTAAAACGTAATGGTGGTAATGGTGTTGTTAATGGATCTCTAATAAAGAATGAACCTTGAAGATCACCTACTCTATCCGTAATTAATCTATCATTATCTACTCTTGCGATAGCACCACTTGTTTCACCAACAATTATACAAGGATTATTAATACGTCCAAAATATTTTCCTTGTGCTTCTTCTATTAATGAAGCAAGATCAATATTTAATATCGTTGATGATGAAGAATATGATGTTGGAATACTTACTGATGGATTATATGGGTTAGTTGCGTATGTTAAAGTAGGTGCAGTATATGGCCCTTCTTTATGATTTGGTTGAGCAAGTCTAAAACGACCAATTCGTGTTGGATTTAAATCACCAGTGGTGCTAGTATTAATAAATGCCTGTACATTTTCACCAATAGTAAACACACCAGAACGCATTATTATTTCAAGTAATTTTGGAACAACATCAATTCCACTTGTGCTATCTAAGAATGGATAGTATCTTGTATTTCCTTTTAAGGTAGACGCACTGAATGATACGTTTCTTGAACGCATATGTTTTTCAGGTTCACTACTAACAAGAACTTGTGCTGCAAAACTATCTGCAGGATCTCCAAATAATGTTCGATTACCATTATCTAATATGACATTTCTTGTCCATATATCTGAACTAGGATTAATAGTTAAATTACCACGGAAGGAAACCACATTGAATGGGTTTACATTTTCAACTCTTGATGCTAATGGTTGATCAAGAAGTGTTACCTCTTCATAATCTAAAGTTAAAATATCACCTGTTTTTCTTATTCCTGAATCTAATAAAGCTAAATTAGAGGAAAAGTCTGCAGTTGTTGAATCAATAGATGGATCTAATGCTAATTCTGGTTTTAATGAATAAAAATCAGTTGGAGTAATTAAATTTTGATTTTCTAAATCAATATCTACTTTACAATCAGGATTATTAATATCTAATAGTGAATTATCTTTAAAATCATCTACAAAGAAACCAGTCTTAAATCTTGATAATCCATCAGCATCTTGAATTTGTAATGTTTTTGTATCTAATTCAAGTAAACTTAATGATGTGATAGTTTCTAAATTTTCAACCCTATCCTCAATCTTTCCAATATCTCTCATTGTATATCTACGATTATCCTTAACTATTATCTTTGCATCCTCTGGATTATAAAGATATGCTGGCATCTGAATAGTTGCGACTGTCATTCCTAATTCAATATCTTCTGGAGCAATTGGATTTTTTGATGACACGCCTTGAACAATAACAAATTCTCCAGCTGTATATCTGTTATTATTTGATCCAACATTTGGTGTAGTAGGATCAAGAACAATTTTATCTGTTCTTGGAAGATAATGGTTTATTCCAATAATTGAACTTTCATTTGGTGAAGGAACTAACGTTGGATTGGTGCCAGCAGTCGCAAAATTTCTATTAGCGAAATCAAATGGTGAACTAGTTACAACAGAAAAATCAGCAACTCTAGGTCTAAAGTCTAAAGTATCTGTTGCTCTAATTCCACCCTCAAGAATTGGAACATCTTTACTAAATCTTTCTTCATTATAAGATCCAACTGTAAACACATCACCCTTATCATTAGAGGGAACTGTGTATCTGTTTACTATTATTTTTAATCTTCTATTTGGAACTCTGACATTATCTTTTCTGACTAATCTTGAATAATCTAGGAATCCATTTCTATGACCTTTATCAAGGTTATAACTTGATGTTATGTTTAAATATGATCCTGCTGTCACATTCTGAAGGTTTGTAATTATATTTGATTCCTCAAATGTAACCGTTTCTCCGATTTGAAAAGTTTGTTGTGTTAGGTAAGCTATTTCAACTTCAGTTGCACTTGGTCTATCAGTTATTTGGGCGATAGCTCCACTTACAGACCCTATTATCTTTTCACCTAATATCGAAGCAGTATTTAATCCAAGACCGCTTACAAATACTAATTTATCTAATACTGGATCAACGTTTGTTAATGATTCATAGACACCAACAACATTTACAACATCAGGTGTATTTAAAGAAATAACTTTATCATCCACACGAAGTCCAAAGAAATTATTTTGTGTTAGACCATTTGCAGTTGATATACCGGAAATGCATTTATCAACATTTACAACATGACTTCTATCAAATGTTTTTTGTTTCGTGCTGATTGAAACTTTTTTCACAGTTGCATTTACAACCACATTTGATTGACTTGCTGTTAATCCTTTTATTGTTACAGTTGATGCATTATTTGATAAAGTAAATTGATCAGATGCTATGGATTCAATAGTTCCATTTGAAAGGTGTACTGAGTATCTGTCATTATCAAATGTTTCAAATAAAGCACTTGTAATTCCTACTAAATTTGAAATATTGAATGACAATAAACCATTTGCATCAGTGGTTTGACCAGTAATTTGAGTTTTAATTGTAATTTCAGAATTAGTTAAATCAACATCAGATACATTTTTTTCTTGTAATTGAGCAAATAATCCAGTATCTTCATTTTTAACTGCAGGTTTACCAACACTAACACCAGTTGGAGTCTGACTTTGTAATACAGTTCCTACACAAACTCCTGATACACTTGTCACTGCTGCTAGTGTTATTGATTTTAAATCACTAGAAATAGTATTCACACGATTAAATCTAGGAGATGCGTCATTTGGGAAGTTAAGTATAATTATATCACCTACTCTTAGTGATCCAAATGTTTTACCTGCACAGGTTAAAACATTAGATCCATTAACATTAACCTCATCTCCAGGCCCTAATTCTTTGATTGGTGAGGGTTTTAAAACTATGTCTGCACTAAAATCAGTCTGTAAACCTAATGTTGATGCATCTTGATATACAGATTTTACATCTCTGAGTGATTTTTCACTTACAGTTACTATAGTCCTTGAAGCACCTATTGCATTACCATCATTTCCATTAATTCTTATTTGTTCACCAGTAATAAATGTTCCTGATGTATCTCTTAATGTCACAGTTGTACTATTACCACCGGGGATAACAGCAAATCCTGTTGCACCACTTGAAAGACCCTCTACGAATGATGTATCAGGTAAATCATTGTTTGATAATGTTTTATTAACAGTTAAAATTGTATTTGTTTGAATATCAAATAAATATAGATCAAATATTGTGTTAGCAGAACCACCAGATGCATCGTGATTCTCGAATGCATATACTCTTGCACTTCCTATCTGAGTTCCTGTTCCACTACTTGCATTATTTGTTGACCCTTTTCTTTGATCGTATAACTGAATATTTGCACTTCCATCTAAACCAATCTTTGGTGTTCCAGCAGCACGATTAACTTGAAATAGATTACCATTTCTAAAAGGAACTGAACTATTTTCAATGGTTTTTTTATCTCTGGGTTTATCTAAATCTAATATTGTTGTTGTTGATCTTTCAATATCATATCCTCTCACATATGCCTTTCCGGGTGATACTTTAAGTGCTAATAAGTCATCGGAAGGTGTTTTACCTTGATCAGTTGTCTCATTCGATGTAAATACACCCTCATTTGATAAACCGTCATTTAAAGATTCAAATGCCTCTAATTTGAAATTTTTTAAAGAATAATTTCCAGACTCTTCAAAGGTTCTTTTTGCAAAATAATCTTTTATTAAAGAATATTGAGTTTCATTTTGTAATTTTTTTAACTCCCCATTATCAAGACGAATTAGTTCGATAAAATTTTTATCATTAAAATCAGTTAATCCTTTTTTTGCTAACTTTGTAGAAATTTTAAGTCTATCAGCACCGGGAGCTGCAAAATTTGAAAATCCTCTTGCATTATCATTTAATGTTGAATCTTGATTCGCATTTACTAAATCCTCTTGAATAAAAAGACCCACTCTATATGACGGATTATTAGTATATGGATCTAAAACAATTTTATCTGCCGATACATTGACAAAATGACCACGAATAAAGAAGACTCCATCCGCAATCGCAGCCTTACAACCTATTGCTGTTGCATCAGTTTCAATAAGATTAGCAACTGAATCTCCTGCTAGAACTGGAGTATTTCCATAAACAAATGCCTCATCTACTAATAAATTTTCACCATCTTCTAAGAAAGAGATGGTATTATCATTTCCAGAATCCAAATATTTAATAAAAAATGTTAAATCTGTTATACCTGTAGACTCATTTTGAAGAGCATAATCATCAACAAAAACTTTAATGCCACTATTTTGTCCTGTTAAGATTTTTCCCTTTAAACTATCTACATATACAGAAACATCTATTCCTAGATGATCAGATTCAATTTTAACTGAAAAATATTGAGAATCATATGATATATTGCCCGGAATCACCATCGACCCCTCTTTAAACATATGACTACCAAAAGATTCAATCTGATCCTGTAAGATAGATTGAAGTGTACTTAATTCTCTTGCTTGTACGGGTTTACCCGGATTAAACAAGACTCTATAAAAATTATTATCCTTATTAAAATCGTCGTAATAAGGACTTATATTGAGATTCGTTTTTTGTGGCATTTTTTAGAATTCCAAAATGATTTTAATGTCTTCTTTTTGTCTAGAGTTTCTTGTAATAGTCGCTCTATTATCAATGTAGATTATATCACCTGACCCTTTATTTATTTCAGAAGTAGCAAGTCCATTTGTGAAGTTGATACCTAAATCAACATTTTTTGTTAGAACTGTCGCGATACCTGAGTTAAATGATGTGTCAATCGCTGCATTAAATGTTGGTGTGCTCACTTTTTTTGTTGCATCTGATACAAACTCAATAAATTGAGCTTCAGTTCCAAGACCAACAGCGTCAGTCTGATCCAAATTATTGTCAAAATACAAAGATCTATCTTGAAAATATTTTAAAACTTTTGTATCATTATCATACGATGCAACATAACCAACAGCTGAGACAGAACCTTGTGATTGTGATAGTTTTTCACCTACTGTTGGTACTGACGTTGTTGTAGGTGGAAACTTAATTGCTTTTAATGATGAAAATGAATCATTAAAGAACGTCGATGTGGTTCCAATAGAGGTAGGATTTTTTAATAATGTCACCTGTGCAAATTTAGTATCAATAGGAAAGTCTTTATTATCCCCACCAAATCTTGCATAACATAATACACGATCAGTTCCTAATTCTTCATAAACATTATGTCCATGTCCTTTAGATGGAGGAATAATAGGTATTAATTTTGCTTTTGTAGAAGATTGGTTATTCAAATTTGAAAGATCAACAATTCCGTAGGTGTACCCTTTTCCACCAGAAGAAACAACCGCATTAGTTATCTCACCAGCTGCATTAATATCAATTACCACTTTTGCACCTGTGCCATCACCTAATATAGGTACCTCAAGTCCTGTTACTTGTTTATAATCTTTTCCGGGATTATCAATATAAACTTTTTTAATTTGGTTATTGTTAATATCTGAGTTACCGTTTTCACGAACTGATTGAATTGCAGCATCATTTGTAGTTTCCCAATCATTTGGTACTGATATAAACTCTGTTGAGTCAAATTTTATAATATCGCTTGGTGAAACAGTATAAAGGAATTTCCAAATATAACCATCTCCACTTTCTCCAGCTCTTGATGGTTCCAAATCTGTGAATATTGGTTGATCCTGAGACGCATTACCAGTGGTATTGATACCTGATGAACCATTATCTATACAAATATAAACATTAAAATTTTCATTCATTACATAATATCTTGCATCATATAATCTAGCAGAGTCAGTGTTTGGTGATTTAAAATTTATGCTGTAATCATGACGATACATTTCATATTTTTGTCCCTGCGTCCAATCAACCTTCCTTATTAAACGTCTTATGTTTTTACCTGTAACTCTTTTACCAAATAGAGTTGTATCTCCAATATGGTTATTTGTATTAATATTATCAATTGGTGCTGGAGTATCATCATCAAAACTACTATCCCTACCAAATCCTGTTGCCTCTGCATTTGGTAGTCCTAGTGTAACATAAAAAGAGTCGGTTGGATCAGCTCCTCCTATACCTGTAACTGTGTTTACAAAGTTACTAGCATTTAAAATCCTAAACTGATCGGTTACTACTGCTGGCATTTTATTACTTTTTTTCTATATTTATACGTGAATCATCATGGTAGGTCTTTACGCACTGCTCCAGTATCCCTTAAACCAAAAAGTTTTCTTTGAATCGTTGGGAAAGTTGATATCCCAACACCAGTTGATAAACCAACTGTATAACCTGTTACACCAATTGCCACAGGTTTATCTCTTCCTAATATTGTAGAATCATTTGAAAATCTACCCCATGAGAAAGATCCCTTTGGAACATTTTGCACCACATTAATAATACCATTCATACCATAATGAGATCCACACTGATAATAGTAGATACCTGCAGGAACACTTGTTGTATTCCATGTAAGAGTACCATTCTGTTGCCCATTGTTAGTAACACCAGTATTGTAAGCACCAGTCGCACCATTTCCTAAAGCATCCTTAATATAAAGTGGATGTGCGTTCATATTATTAGTGAATATTAATGTATCACCTTTTTGGACGGTTAAAGTTGGATTTTGACCTGTTTCTGCACCGTGTCTATCAGTTCCATTTAAAATATATGCTACGTTTGCATTAGCAGTAACAGCAAGATTAAATGTAATAGCACTAGCTGATGCTAGATTTATTCCTACAGTATTGATTCCTGAATGTACATTGGTAACTATTTCTATACTTGCTCCAGATCCGATTATCTCTTTAACAATGTAAATATTATCAAGGAATAGAGTTCCTATGCCAACTGTATCATTATTATTACCACTTTCATTAAGAGAAGTGACTCCATTACCTACAAAAGTATCAAAAATATAAATTGGATATCCAACTTGAAGTGTATCTAAGTTAGCTGATCCATCTCTTGTAAGTCCAAATTTTAATCCAACAGTGGATACACCAACTGTGAGAGTGCTTATACCTGTAATTGTGCCCTTAAATCCAGATACATCTTTTATACCAGTTATTTCTTCTGATAATGGTAGTGGTGATGGAGCAATTACTGCAGGAGGATTAGATATTGTATAACCAAGGCCAATATTATTAACAGCAACTGATGCTATCGAACCATTTGTTATGGTTGCAGTTGCAGTTGCATAAGTAGAAACACCAACTTTTGCAAATAATGTATTTGCCACGCCCACAGGAGCTGCAATGTTAACGCTTGTTGTTGATCCTACGTATCCACTACCACCATCTACGACTGTGATAGCAGAAATTGTACCTGCAGCAGATACAGTTGCTGTCAAAGCAGCAGATACCTGACCAACATTATTTACTATTTGAGCACCAAATGTATCAATAACCACAGTTGACTCATTTTCTTCATAGTTAAAGAATTGTGCATCATCAACGAATATGTCTGTCCCACTAGCATTTGAAGTTGATAAGTCACCAATTATTCTTGCAGTTGGGAAGATTAACGGTTCAATTGAATCTCTAGACTTTGAAACAACTTTACCTCTTATTATCTTATCAATTTTTTGTTTTCTCCAGTTAACAATAGGTCTAAATGTATTTGGATCAATTCCTCCACCTGTATATAAGTCAGTTTCAAAAGTATCTGATGTGGTAATACCAACAATTGTTCTCTCAGTTTGTGGTAGCACACCTCCACCTCTTCCAACCTCAACTACATCACCCTCTTTCAATGTGGCATTTACATCTACAATATTTGTATCAACCCCATCAGTACCCTTATAGAAAAATACAGAAACATCATCACCATCATCTGGTGGAACTTCAAATCCAAACGTAGTGCCTCCTTCAAAATTATATGCTACACCGGGTTCTTGCAATACTCCATTAATGAATATTAATAGCAAGTTTTCCATTTTTATTAATGATGAGTCTATGTTTGAATTATTAATTTCAAAACTTAAAAATTCACCATTTAATTTTATAGGAAATCTTTTTCTAACACCGTCAATGAATGGAGTGATGGGATCAATAAAATCAAACTCACCAAAGTCCCAAGATGCAAAATTATCTGTAAATATCTCAGTAACAGTTAATTCAAAGTCACTTACTTTAGTTGATAATCCTCTTTCAGTAACTAAACCAACAGGTCTTATCACATCACCTTTTTTAAATCCAAATCCAGTGCTTGCTATTTTGAATGAACTTACTTGATGTAAGGTTGAACCTATACCCGTAGTCGGAGCAGCATCAACATCAACTGTTAATTTTAAACCAAATCCTGTTGTAGTCGTTGGGCCTATACCTAATCTAGAAACACCAATTACATCTAAATTTTCATATGTAGGAGATTCAACATCAATTTGTGGATTAACATATCCAGTACCACCACTCACAACTGTAAATGCCAATGTTCCACCAGCACCAACGGTTGCTGTGATATTTGCACCAGTTCCACCACCTCCACCGGGATGAACATCAATTGTAATTGTATTAGTTGTCACTGCAGTAATTGCTGTCTGAATACCTGCGATTGGATCTGGTAAACCAGTTGTTTTTGAAACTGCACGAGGATATGGATGAAGTGTTGCAAAATGATCCTTAGAGCAACTAAAAACAATACCACCAGTATCAATACCGACTGTATCACTTGTTGTTAAACCATGATTTGGAATAGTAAGAACTAAAATACCGGTATGGGATGTGTATACTGCATTTGTTGCAGTAAATGCTTGACTTCCTGCTCCAGAAAATGCTGCTTTCTTAATTGAACCAATACCTGAACTTACAAATCTATGCTCATATGCAACGTCAGTTACACCGACTGCAACAGTTCCTCTGTATCCGGAACCGAGTATATCACTTGTGCTAAGTCCAACAGATGTGATTGTACCATTAGCATTTTTCAATGCGGTTACAGCAGCACCTACAAGAGGAGCAACACCAAGACCACCTGTGGATCCTAATGATACTATCATTCCACCTCTAGGTAGTTGATTTAAATTAACATCAGTTTCACTTACAATTCTTTGTCCATTTGTTGATGTTATACCAGTAAATGTTATAGTTGTAATACCAGCTGTAGTGTCACCAGTAAAATCGTAATTATTACCTTGATTATTTGATGTGGTAGGTGTTTGGAATATACCATTCAATAATACGATACTACCACCAGTTTGAATACCAGTTGCATTTGTACCAACAACTTTCATTAAATGTGTAGCACCTACTCCTGTAAATCCATCAGAAATATCATCAAAAATTCTATTTTTTTCATAACTTTGTCTAAAATATACTCTTCCATGAAAATCTGACCTTGGAATGATTGAGTTAGATGAATCTCTTTCTGTAATATTGGAACCTTTTGGTGGATCTGTAAAATGTATCTTACTATCTACGATATTAAATGATCCTTTAAATTTTCTAACTGTAGTGTTGTCATTATGTGATGCTGCAATCGTTCCTAATGATCCTCTTTGAACACCGACTAATTTAAAAGATCCAGTTCCAGTAATTGGGCCAACTGCAAGTGTTCCTAGACCAACAGCAGTAACTTTTAAAAATTCATCATCAATTTTTAATACATCACCCGTAGTGATAGAAGATAATCCAGCAATACTTGCAAAAGCATCAGTGGCAGATATACTTCCTCCATTATTTGATAATGTAGTATTAATTGGTGTAAATGCAATAGGAGATTGTATTAACCCATCAATAACTATTAAACTCTTTTCAAGTTTTTTAGTCATTTCTAATTGATGTGCATTACCTGCACCAAGTGAGGTGAATGTTACAGCAGTTCCTGCATTTGCATTTGATAAAGAAGTTGCTAATCTAAATTTGTCAGAGTTATCTCTTATTACAAAAACATCAGTGGGTAAATCAGTTCCCGGTGCAGTTTCCATAGAATCTGCGGTCACTCCAATAAATGTACTCTTTGGAGTATATTTTAATTTTTCACCAGTATTGAAGAAATGTTCTTTTATTAAAAACTCACCAGTAGCTGCAACAACAATATTAGTATCAGCTGGATTAAATGTTTTTGCAAAAATTGGAATATCATTATGTTTTAAATCAAATTCAGTTTTATTTGACCTATTACCATTTACAGCATTATATAATGTTACCCCTACATTTTCAGTTACACGACCATAAACAAAATCTGGTGGTGTATTAAATAAATCTAAATCAGTGTAAAATACTTCACTATAAGATGATACTTCTGCATTAGTAACTCCGGTATCAGGATTAAATCTTAAATTAAATTTATTATTTGCAAAGTTTGCAACAAATGTACCTATACCAGCTGTGCTTCCAATAGAGATGAATGGATAATGAACAACAGAGGTATCTGTACCATTATGAGTGGCTAAAACTTGATGCATTGCAATGGTTGATCCAACTGCAACTTTAACTATACTTTTTATAGTACTAAATTTATTTGAATCTACACCAACAATAGTTGAAGTACTACTTACTCTCTTAAATGAGGATTGCAAATTAACTGTTCTTTCATTTCCTGCAGATTGAGCAGCATCTTTGAATCTAAATGTGCCTATACCAGCAGTTGTGGTTCCAAAACCCACTACCTTAGATCTTAATGTGGCAGTGTTGATTCCTGTATTCTCAAAATCAATTGATAAAACACCTGAACTCAAATTAGATGTAAATGTACCTATAAAATTATTTGAAAAATTATCTAATGATCCAGAGTCAGCATAATATTCAGAGAAGTAAGAATTTGTTCCGTCATGAGTAGCGTATAAGTCAACCACATTTTTTTCATTAGTTACATTATCAGTAACCTCAACTGTTGCATAAAATGCCGATGTTACACCAACTTGACCATTAATCAAAGATATTGTGGTTGATGGGTCTGCAGTTTTTGCTACACCAACAAGATTAACAAATCCGATGGAATTAGTATTAATTCCTGCTGTGGTGCTATTGAATCTACTTCTATAAATTTTGATGTCTAAATCATCATCAAATATATTTGTAGGAGTTATCCGTAAGAAGGTATTGCTTGTTGATGAATCTGCTACACCTTCAAAATCAACAATCGTTTGAGTTCCTATTCCTAATTGGTTTTTCTCAAAGGTAAATGTATCCGTATTATCTCTATAAATGACTAATTCATTTACCTGAATTTCATTTGTTGATGGATTTTCTGTTTGTATAACAAAACTTTCATAGTCAACAAGAATTGGAACATCAACTTTTCCACTTAATGTGCTATTGGTGTTTGAAAATAAATCACTAAAATCATCAATATCGAGAACTCTGTTAGTCAAACATTGAATAAAATCAGATAATTTTGTACTTTGTAATCTTAAAAATTTAGATTGTGTTAATCCAATATTATCAGTATCTACAACAAAATCAAAATTATTAATAGTATCTACTCGTTCTTCATTTATAATATCCCTTCCTATTACTAAATTAGATATAGAACTAATTCCTGATTTAGATTTTGACGTTATAACTGTATCAGAAAAGTTTTTTAATCCTGAAGTATGAACCAATCTATTCACAGGATCATTTATTTCTTCAAATGTTTGTGAACTTTGAATCGTATATGCTAAATTTTGATAATAATCATTATCCGCAAGCACCTGATAATCTTCACTTAATTTACCAATCTCAGTATTCCATCCTTGTTCTTTTTCAAGTGAATAATCGATATTAAATCTTCCTCGGTTATTATTAAGAGTATTAATTGTTGCTACTGTTCCAGTGATTTCACCTCTTATAATATCACCAACTTTTAATTTTTTAGATCCAAATACCTTAATAAAATCATCAGGATTATTTTCTAATACTGTCAAATCTTCTAATACAAATCTATCATTAAATTTAACACCTAATCTCTCACCCACTCTAAATTGAGATGATTTTTGGATAGATCTAAATTGTGGATACTTATTAAAGTTTATTATGGTTGCATAATTTGTTTGTGATGTTTTTGCGATGCCAACAGCTGTAGATAAACCTGCTAGACTAAATTCTAATTTAGCTGGACTTGTATTTTGATAATCAGTAATTTCAAAGAAGTCATATCCATAATCAGTTGAGTTATATCCAGATCCTATTAAATCACCATTAGCATCAGGATGTAACTGTATTCCCTCCACAAATATCTTATCACCAACAGCAAATGGTGCAGGATTAAACCCACCTATGGGAGTTACTAAAATGCATGTAACTATACCTGTTGATGTTGAATTTGCCATTCCAACAACAGTGTTTACATTTATGCCATTTGAATTATTGATTGTTCTTATTCTTTGCTCAACTGGTTTTAATCCCTTTGGTGTACTAAAAATTTGAACTGAAGATATAGAACTAGAAGTCAAACTTAATTCTATTACTCCTTGATCAGTTAATAATCCTGTTTCAGAATCTACTACAACTAAATCCGGTACAGAAAGATAATCTTGACCTCCAGATAATATCTCTATATCAGATACAATATCAGAATTTATTAAAGTTATTGTAGGTGATATTCTAGCCTCTGGTCTTAATGTTTTATCTGAGTGATATTCAAAACCGGGGTCTAATATTCTTACTTTTTTTATTTTATTAATAGATTGTGATAATGCTAAAACTTTTGAGTTAACACCAGACGCTGTTGTGACACTAGAAATACCGGGAAATTTTTTATATCCAAAACCACCAGATGCCAAATTAAGTGCTCCTATACCACCCACAGCATTTAAAGAACTTGTCTTATAAGACAAATTATCAGTATTACTTTGTGTATATGTTAATTTTTCAGGTATTTTTCTTAATGAAATATTAAATGATGTAGAACCAATACCAAATATTGGATATGAACCTTCATACTCACTATCAATATAGTTAATTTTATTTCCATCTTTTACATCAACATCTGATGTGCTTATAAATCCAGATTTATCAAAAGCATAAAAAAGATTTACAGGGTTGTTTGAATTATAATTTAATATAATTGTACCACCGGCACCAATAACTCCTTGTTGTGTAACAGCAAAATTAGTTGTTGAACCACCAGAAACAAATTCATTTTTAAATTCTGAGTCATAATAAAATTTTAAATCTAAACCAGATAAAGATGAGTCTCCAACATAAAAAACAAGATCATCATTATTTACAATTGATAATGGTGGATTAATTAGAGATAATTCTTGACCAGATCCTCCAGTATTTGTTTGTATTCCAATTATTCTTGGTGGTTCATTAATTACATCATACCTTGTTTCACCTAGCTGAAAAGAATCATCATCTATTCTATAAATGTAATAAGATCTCTGTGAAGATAATCCTGTAGCTACAGCACCACTTGTTATATCATAGTAAACTTTTTGACCTGTTACAAATCCATGATCATCTTTGAAAATTCTATTAGTACCTATATTAGATTGAACTAATGACATGGGATTTATCAAAAGTTTATCTTCTACAGAGGAGTATTTAACTATAACTGATGTGCTCACACCTGTCCCACCTGATCTGTTAGAATCAAGAGTTAAATCTATAATTTCTGAGTTAGAAAGACCATGAGCAGTTGTAAGAGTTACTTTACTAATGATTTTTTCTACTTTACCTAATACTTGTGTGTAATTTGTCTCTAATGAATATTCAAAACTATCTGTTGGTGAATTTTTGAAGAAAATAGTTTCCTCACCTCTGATTGTGGATAATCCAACTAAATCATTAGAAATTCTTTTAGCAAAGACAGTTGTGCCATCTGTTAAATTAAAACTAGCTGCAACGGCTTGTGTTACACCAGTACCAACTGATAACGCACCTACACCGGTTGGAATTTTTAATGTTAATTGTTGATTATTAGTAAAAGGATGATTTGGTAAGAAAATACTTTTAGCAGGAACACTAATTACTTTTGATAATTCACCAGTTGTAAATGATTTAGCCATAGAAACAACTGTTCCTGCAGTCAATGCTAAACCAACTTGTTCTTTAGGATTGAAAAATACTTTTTCATTTATTTTTGAATTAAATGGATCTGTCTTAAATTCAATTGTAAATTTATGTGGAACTGTTGATACTATATCTGACAATGCATGTCCACTACCACCTACAATACCTCTTCTAACTCTTAATATTTTTCTATCATCAAATTTATTAATAACCTGTAATTTTTCAGTTCCTATTCCAATACTACTTCCAATTGATATACTTTCAGGAATTGATGAAACATAAATGTCTGTAACAACACCTGCTGTAGCGTTTGCACCTAAGGCTTTGTATAATACAACTGATTCAGATGATACACCAACTTTAAAAGAATCGGTTAAATGAGGGATACTTGTCGTTAATCCTGATATTGCAATCTGATCATTTTGTATAAAATTATGTGATGTTGATATAAATCCACTAACTTGAGTAGCACTATCTCTGACAAATACTACATCATCATATGTTTGAACAGTTGTATTAACATTCAGAATTGGTTTACCAGTAACCTTAGAAACAAATGCACTAGCACCTCCTCCAGAGGTGTTACTATTATCAAATGTAAGACTATCTTTTACTTTGAATCCACTACCAGACTCCACTATTTGAAATCCTTCAACATTTCCCTCTGTAACCGATTCAATGATCGCACTTTGTTCTATAATTTCATTTGATTCTGAAATAAAATCATTATCAGAATCTGGATCAGATACTTTGTATGGGAGTGTATTTCTTATTAAATTATTTGAATTTAAATCAAAATTATTTTGATCTATTAAAAAATTATCCTCAATAGGTGTTGATCTATAAGTATCTCCTATAAAATAAGGAAACTTAGGTTCTAATAATCCAGATAATGCAGTTGAAACACCAACAAAATAAGCATAAACACCATTTGGATACTCAGGTGTTTTACAAAATCTTCCATTACTTTTATCTAAATCACCAGATTCATTAAAAATAAAATCTTCAACAAAAAATCCATCAGTAAATAATGTTGATGCTGGTCTATTTGTCACGCCAGATGTATTTAATTGATAACTAGTGTCTATTATTTTTATTGATGAATTTATATCATCAGGATCAGAATAACCATAAGGGCCATAAATTGGATTACCATCGTATGCCCAACCTACTATTGGTGAGTGTCCATTTACTGGATTAGGATCAGAAAAGGGTGATGATAACAATGATGTATTATATCCAACAACTGCATATTGAAGGTTAGTATCAGATTCTTTTAAAAGTATCTCATCATCAAATCTTTCTAAATTATTTACTGTTAATGATCGAACTGATGGTTTAAATATTAATCCAATTCCAGCTGGTTTTACCAATACTGTTGGAGATTCAGTATAACCAATTCCCGGATTTATTATTTTTACATCGGTTATTTTTCCATTAGTAACAACTGGTCTTAATTTTGCACCTATACCTGATCCAACACCTACAAATTCTAAATCAGGTGGTGAAAAATACTCTTTACCACCAAATCTTACATCAGCTGTGATAATTTTACCTTTTGATGCAACAACTTTTATCTCTGCATCCTTACCATTTTTTACAATAACACCCGGATCTTTTTCAAAATTTAAAATATCAGATCCATAATTTGTTCCAGATTCATACAAATAAGTATTAAGAACTGAACCTCTAACTACAGGTGTCAATACAAGATCATCAGATCTTGTTAAAGTTGTAGGTGAATAAACTGCTTGAACATTAACTGTGATTTCAGGATAGAAAAATTCCTGTAATCCTGAACCAAAACTTGTAAATCTAACATAGTTTTTTCGAGTAAAATTACTATTGTCAGATCCATCGGCACCTGCATTTGCTAATCTAAAGGTATTATTATCTAATTTAATGATATAGTATTGATTACTATTAGATAATCCACTTATGGTTGTACCACCAGATGCAAAATCATACTTTATGATCTCTCCAGTTTCAAAACCATGATTTTTAAATGTAACAGTATTCTCTATTGTTGATATTCCTACTGGTTTGACAAATAATTTTCTATTTGTATAATTTACACCTTTATTTTTTATAACAACTGATTTTAGGTAATTTTTTTGATTAAAAAATCTAAATTTGTGAACACCTTGATTATTAACTGTGGTGAATCCAACTGTGTTGATACCTGCGTTAAAATCATTGATTGTAGCAAATAACTTTACTGAAGTAATACCAACTACCTTTGGATAATAAACAGACCCATCAGCAAGAAATACACCCTGATCAATGTTATTACCTGACGAGTCAGTTGCAATACCTATGGATGGAAATCCATCATTATCATAAACCAAAGGCTCTCCATCTTTAAGATTATGGGGTTTAGTAAATATAATTTGATCATTGAATATGTCTAATCCACCATTTTTAGTTGATAGTCTACCGTCAAATGACAATTCTCTGAATCTTCTACCAACAACAGGTTCAATAATCGCATCTGCACCATTTCCTCCAGTTAAAGAAACAGATAAAATTCTTTCAATATCAAAATCTTGTTGATCAACTAATATTTCACTTAAAGTTCCTTTTATTACAGGTCTTACCAAAGCAGTGACTCCTGATCCTACTTGAGGTAGAGTAATATCAGGTAAATTTATAACATCATAATTTGATCCACCATTTAAAACTTTTACTTCATCTAATGGCCCAAAGTAAATCTTGTCAAGTGACTTGTAATTTACTATTTCAACTCCATTTATAAGAATACCAGTTGCACCGGGATTCGTGATAGAACCAATTCCTGATTTTATATTGGGTACAGCAGGAAATTTCTTTAATATTTTTTGAACACCAATATTTTCATTTTTATGTCTTAATAATACAAAACTATGACTACCTGCTCCATCAAATTTAAATTCTAAAAAATCTGAAATTGGAATAAATGATCTTGATGCATATAATCTAATTTTCTTATTAGTAAGTCTCTCAACATAATATACATCCTCTGTGAGACCATCCATTAAGTTATTTGATGCCTTGTAAAATATAGCATCACCAGTTCTAAATTCATGTGGATTAGGAAATGCAATAATTGAAAATTTCTGTGTTAAATTGCTAAATCCTTGTAATTCATCAGGATCATTACCTGTAAGAATGCTCTTTGAAACAGTTTCAGTAATATCATATGATGGTAATGAAGATGATGCTACATAATAATTTTCTTCATCTTGATTATAAGTATTTTGAACATTTGCAGTAATTACATTATTACCAAATTGTAATTGTGAAACTGAACTGAAAGCCCTATCCAATTTTCTACGTAAACTATATTCTTCATCTTTATCAATATTAAAACTATTATTAAGATCTATTTTTAATGTACCATCACTTTGATTAGTAATATTGGTTACTGCCACTCCTGAAAGAACTACTTGTTGTGCACCACCCCTTTTAATAATATCTGCTTTATCATTAATTTTTAAGTTAGATTTATCTACATCTGAATTAAAAAATACAACACTAGTATTAGTTGAAACACCTACTTTATTAATATGAAATGAACTAGATGTATTATAAATCCAAGAATTAAAAAATACTTCTTTTGGTGTATTATCAATTATCGGATTTTCAATTACTTCACCTAAGTTTTTAACTGTAATTCTTTCACCTTCTGTAGTAACACTAGATCCCGTAGATGCTAGTAACTCAAAATTGGATAATACACCTGTAATTCTTAATTCTACCTTTTTATTGATATCACCATTTTCATAACCAAATACAAATTCATCAGATCTTATATCATCTGTTGTTGAGATGGCAGATATAATTCCTGTGCAATTTAAAAATTGATTTAATGTTTTGTCACCATAAGTTATTGTGTTTATACCTGATACTACTGTACCAGTTGTACCAAATCCTACAGTAGAATCTACAGTAATTACAGACGAACCAACCGATACATTACCAATAACTTTAGATTTTCCGGGTATGGTAAAAACTCCATTAATACCACTTCTATCATTGTATCCAACAAATAAACTTATTTTATAGTAAGTTTTTCTATCTCTTGTTACAATTTCTACTTCAGATACAGATGCATTTGTTTGTGAATCATTTGATTTAGTGATTGTTTGTCCTACTAATTTATTAGGATCACCACTAAGAACCTCAGTTAAGATGATTTCCCTACGAACATACTCTGCACCAGATGGTTTTATTAAAAACTCCTCAGTATCAATTATTTTAGGTGTAATTCCGTATAAAACATTAAACAAAATACGGAAAGACTCTGCAGTTCCTTTAGATTGATATAATGATTTAGACTCTTTTATAAAATTACTTACATCTATATTTGGTATAAATTTAGTATCCTCTAGACCCGGAGTAAAGGTTGACTTTACTTTTTTATAAAATTCTTGTAAAAAAAGTACACTTAAGTTGTTAACAGGTGCATTTATATTATGATCGGCAGCTGTTGTATTTGAAAATATTAATTCACCCGGATTGTTTGGATCTCTATATGATGTAATACCACTAAAACCTCTAATACATCCTGTGAAACTATTAGTCGTAATACCAGTATATGTAATTACCTCATCATCTATTTTTAAAAGACCATACTCATTAGGAAATCCTTTAGTTGATGATACTGTGATTGTATCAGTTGTAGTTGTCAAACCTGCTGTAAGTGTTGTTACACCAACTATTACTTCAGGTGTTAAATTATCTAATTTAATATATTGATCTAAATTATCACTTAAATCTATTACACCTCCACGATGTTCCTGTGAGATGTAATATTGTTTTAGAAAATCAACTGTCTTTGGACTCTCTGAGAGTATAAACTCAGGAAGTTGACTTTCTATAACTTGTTGGACTTGTATACGTTTTTCGATTCCAGTTCCTATCATTTTATGACCTGTTTAGTTCTCCGTTAGAGTAGGATGATGTTACTTTATAACCAACACCAGAAATTTGTTCACCAGATGTAATAGTGTCTTTCACCATATTTATGGAACTACTGGGGATGTTAAAATCTAAGTATAAATCCTGTAAACCTATGACATCATTTGATTCTGGGAATGCTTGCACCTCAACAACATTATTTGGTTTCTCAGTTTCCGTTATATTAATCGTAGTCAGATTAACCTCTCCATGAATGTAATCAACTGTTCCAGCAGACTTAACCACAATAACATTAGTTCCAGTTACTAAATCTTTTCTGACTACTGATATGACACCAGTTAATTGATCCTCGTTAGGTGTATCAGTTATATACACAGTCTCATTTGTGCCTTGAATTTTAAATCCTGTGCTTTTAATATTTAATCCACCAGGCTTTACATTAAACTGATTACCAAAACATAACTCATATTGAGCAAATTTATTAATCAAGGCATTCAAATTTCTTCGTATTTTTACTCTTGTAATATTAGATGTTATTGATCTATCTATGTTATCAATTACATTTAATACTTTACTATACTTAAATCTTCCACCAAACCTATTTACATCACCTGATTTTGAGTAAGTTGTTAATGCTCCAGTGATCTTCGTCCTTAAATCATTTACATTTTCAACAGATGTTGAATTGTAGTAAATAAATGATTCAATCTCAACAAATAAAACTTGTAGATCTACAATTTTTTGATTGATTCCAGTTAATGAATAATTCTTTAACTTTTGTAGAATTTGTGTTTTATCAAAATCAGATACAAAATCACCATTCTTTGGTTTAATTGTGATGAAAACCGTACCAAATTGAGGCGGATCTAACTCTTCACCACCCACGACTGATACACTTTCTGTGTTAGGATATACAGTCTGTATAATTGATTCATAATCTCTTGCTGTAACTGCTCTATACTGTGCTGAATAAAGTCTTGGAGCAAAGTATTTAACTGAATCAAGGGATTCTATATTTCCCCCATTAGAGGCACGTTGAATAGTATCTACGATTGGTGTGGATGTAGGGACTACAACATTCACTTTAGACTCATCTTTAGTTATTTCATCTTTATCCGCAAAACTACCTGCAAATGTAAATACTTCCGGCCCATTTCCATCTTCACCTGAAGTAATAATATATTGAACTGTTATTTGCTCTCCATTTTGTAATTTTCTTCCAAATACACCATCTCCAAATAATATCTCATACTTTTCATCTTGTATCTCTTGTATAAGGTAAGTTTCTGATATTGATGTAACATTCACAATATTATCAACTAATTTATATTGTTTTCCTAAACCATCCTCATCTGCATGCTTAACATAAACAACAATCGATGATGTATCGATTGATGAATTATCAAGTATGAATCTTTGCTCTAATGATCCATCTACAACAAATGTAGTCCTTAGATATGTACCCTCCAAGACATTAATTGGATCTTCAACAGTCCCAAATTGAGCAAAACCATTATTAACAGTTGTGGTGATACTCTCAGATATGGAGAATACAAAATCAGTGTCGTCCTCTGTGCCTACACACACTATACCGGGTTGTAGGGTTAATGTAGGACTACTGGTAGTGGTTGCAACCTGAAACTTAATTGATGCTCTGGCTGCCGTTTTAGAGCGTGGTACATACCCTATGTTCCTTGCAAGTGATACTACATTCTCTCTTAATGTTGCAGAGTCAAGGAATGACTCATTTACCACGAGATTTGAGTTAAATGCAGAAATATATGTATTATATGCAAGGGTATCAATCAATACAGAGAAGTTTGACCCTTCAAAATCAAAGTCTGTAAAGTTAGAATTTGCTCTCAGATAAGATTTTATCTGCTCTCTTATCTGATCAAAGTCTAAATTGGTGAATTTTGTAAATGGCATTATCTTGTTGCTTGTAATATGAACGTAAAGTCTTGTGTTGGGAACTCTTGACCAATAATATCAAATATAACATTCACCTCAAATTCATTTTGATCAGGTCTTGGTTCAACATTCACTTCTAAATTATCCACTCTAGGTTCAAAATTTTCTATTGATATTTTAATTTGATCTTCAATAGCTGATGCTGTACCAAAGTCTATAAAGTTATCAAAAAGTAAATCACGTACATCTGATCCTAAAATGGAGTTAAAAAACCTCTCAGTTGGTATGGTTTGCACAATATTTCTCACAGACCTCTTAATTGCGTCATCATTACGCAAAACAGTAAGATCTTTTGTTATAGGATGGGGTGTAAAAGACAAATTTACGTCTTTAAACGACCTTGATATACGTTTAACCGCCATTTATTAGAGTTTTTTTATTATTTATACCTATCTTGCCAACTCGTTCATATTATAATCATCAGAATCAAAATAATTAAGGATCCACCATGCTAATGAACGTGGATTTTTAGTACCACAAGTGAAAATATCGAATGCAACACACTGTTTTTCAGGCCATGTATGCAAAGCAAAGTGACTTTCAGCAAGTGTTACGTTCACAGTGACCCCTTGAGGTTCAAATTCATGAACAAAACAATTTAAAAGTGAATATTTTTCAGTTTTAACTGCACTTACCATCTTATTTGCGATTTCAGTCGCATTATTTAACTTTTCAAAGGGCACATTGTACACTTCGACAAATAAATGAGTGCCCATATGAGCATTTTTCACGTTTTTCATGTAGTTTTTGAATTTTCATTTAAAAATTGAGGTTTTTCTTCCTCTTTTTCGTCATAATATTCATGTCCATCATATTCACTGATCAATTTACGACCAGTTTTCTTAAATTCTTCTGATTTATCCACTTTAATAACCATTTTATGCCTTAAAAAATAATATTTATCCTAATTCTGGTTCAATATTGATCTCAACATTGCCAGATTTACGTTCTTTTGCAGTTTTCCAGAAATAATTCTCCTCTGAACCCAATCCGTCACGATCATGACCGTTCTCTACCTGATAATACACGGTTGAAACCTTAAAATCAGGTGTCTTAGGTGTCTCAGGAGTGATACTGTTGTCATAAATCCTCATTCTGTTGTTTGGATAGAGGCAAAACTGTCCATTATCCAATTCTAAGAGGTTATGAGACTTATGTTCAGCTGGTTGTTCACTTGTTGAGTAGTCGATTGCGTCTACACTCTCGTGATAATTGTCTAAAGTACAAATATATGTGCCTGTTTGGTTGCCAAAGTCCCTTGTCATCACTTCATAATGCATTGAACCGATAAATTGCTTCTGAACAGCAACCACACCATAGTCCATACAGTTCCAAAACTGTAAATTATGCAGTGTCATGTCCGGTGTAGGAGTCTCTGGGTCGGTTGTAAACGCAGAAATCGGTAATTTATCGAACATTGCAGCATATTCTGGTAAATATGTCTCAAAATAAAATGCTCTTCCGGGTATTGACTTGGCAGATACCCAGACTCCCTTTACAAATTCACCATGACCACTCTTATGATCGGTCAAATATTCCTTTCTCACCCATACTTCATAAGATGGTAGGTTTGCAATTAGTGTACTCATCGTTTTAGTTTGCGTTTTAGTTCTTTGGACATCTGTTTTGTAAGTTCCGAATCAAGATAAATTAAATGTTCCTTTAATCGTTCTTCGTCTTCGTTCTCTTCAATTAGATCATATAAATGGTCGATATGCTCTAAGGCATACATTAGTTTAGTTTGTTTATTCATCTTCATCGGCCTTGCCCTCTTTTCCTTTTACGAGCCGAGTTACGCGAGGTGGAAGCAAATTTTGAGTGCTTTCCATTGCCTTGTCGAGACCTCTTCGGGCGACCTTGAACATGTGATCCATTAGTCATTGTCTTCCTCCTTCATTTGAATAGTAAAATTGTCAGGGTTGTTCTCACCAGTAAGGTAAAATTCAACCGCAAAATCCTCCATGCGATCAAAACACTCAGATTGTGTCATGTCGCTGAAGATTTCCTTGCCATCTTTAAGTATTGAATACTTTGTAATCTTCATAGATTCGGATCGTACTTAAAGATGATATAAAGCACCACGATGAATGCAATTACAAGTAGTGATAGAAAAGTAATCATAATTTAAATAATACGAGTTTTTTCATGTCCTACGCGAATTCGAGGATCGCACCAGATTTCATAACCAGCCTCTTTGGCATCGAGACAGAACGAGACATCTTCGCCACACATATCCTGTACATTACCAGACTCAAAGACCTGCATCTTTGGAGCAAACCAAGGATAAGGCATCTTTTTCTTACCGTTTTCATCAAAGTCTTCAAAGACTCCTTTCTCTATGAGTAACCAACCGAATCCTGCATAGTCAACAGTGAAAGGTTTGGTGCGTTTCTGTATTGTATCGACTGTTTCATGATTCATGACTCCACCATTATTTGAGAAATCTTCCTCATCTAACCAGTGTGCAACTGATGTAGTACGACCATCTTCAGTACAATACCAACCAGATACGATTGGTCTTACCTTTTTATCATCAACAA